CTTTTTTGGTGTTAAGGCAGCGGGGATTTGATTCGCCAAGCCAATACTCACATTTATCATCTTCGGGTGTTGTGTTTGGCTCATTTGACGTGTCTGCTGGATGGTCAAGCCTAGTGGGTATGTCCTGCATTTCGGGGCGTTTTTCTTCTGTCCACATAGCGCACACAACGTTCCATGCGGCCGCACAAAGGTGGTCTTCGTCTGTCTGTCCATCAAGATAGCGGAACAGATGGCGGAGTGCGGAGTCTAAGAAACTGTGCATCGGTATACCGTTCTCCCAATTTCTTTCAGGGTGGTCTTTGTTGCCCTCTTCAAACCTCTTGGAAAGGCGAATGAGAGCACACACGGGAAGCAGGTCGCATCTACCCTTTCCTGTCTTGTCCTCGCGGATAGCCCCCGTACCGAAACTTTCAAACTTGTGTTCGGTGGGGTTGCGGGTGGACTTGTCAGTGTTTCCACAATACTCCGAAACACTATCCGTCCCGCTTGCATCGCACATAAATTCATTACATCCTTTACAATTTTTCATGTTATCCTCCTGCTCCTTTCGATTAACGTCGGGTTATTGTTTCGCTATCAACTACTTACAAGGTCCTCTTACCCAAGCCCGATGTTACTTATACGCTTATTTACCAGTGCTGCCGAAACCTGCGTCCCCGCGCTTGTCGGGAGATGGTTTTAGTTCTTCAACCTCGCACCACCGAACATCTTCGATGGTGTGGAAAAGTACCTGAGCGACTCTCATGCCTTTTTCGATGACGATAGTCTTGTTACCGAGGTTATGAGCGCACACGAAAAGTTCGCCTGTGTAACCGTTATCTATTATCCCCTCGTTGATGAGCAGGTTGTACTTGCGAAGACTCGAAGACCTGCCCGTAATGCGAGCGAAGAGGAAAGGCGGCATATTCATTCGCACGCCCGTGTGAACATCCTTTGTTTCGCCAGGTTTGATGACGCATTTCTCGCTCACGAATAAGTCCCAACCTGCATCGCCCGCATGCTTCTTGATGGGACGCTGGGCACCTGCCTCAAGGGTAAAATCCACGTATTTTACGTTACTCGCCATCTGTGTTAGCTCCTATCCTGTTGATTTCAATTATCGAGTCAGGGCCCGTGCTAATGTACTTGAGTTTTTCTGCTAACGTAGAGGAGCGTGTGTTGACAAAATTAACGATTTTGGGATACGTCTTCGACAGCATTTCAAGTGTTTCCATTTTACCGCTGACGTTTGCAATACCAGGGTCAACATAATCCGCAAATGTCAGTGCGATTTCGGTGGGTGCATTCAGCATACATGCTGCGTCAAATACTCCATCATCCCAAAAAGCTACACGACGGGTTTTCTTCGTAACAGTAGTCTTTTCTGTTACAGGGTGACCAACCAGTTCGGAGATTTCGTCCCATGATGTTTCGTTCTCCATGGGACCCGAGTTACCAGCAACTCTGATGGGGAATGTACGTGCCACGAGCAGTACATCAGTTAATCTTGAGGGGGCAAGGCCAACCTCAGACATGATGCCTGCTGCGTTCGTGTCAATGCTGGTGCAGTAGGGCCAATGAGAATGCAGCAATGAAAGACCCGAACCCTGTGTACCCTCAAGCAGTATATTACTGCCGCTGTCCTGCATAGTTGCGATGAAATAGGGGGTGTTTATAAACTTGCATTTCGTCAGCCCGTACTCCACCGCCACGTCCTTAAAGAGGCGGAACTGCTTGGGGTCACGATTGATGCGGGCTACACGTGCAGGACCAACGCCCTCACCGGTGGAGCCTATTCTGCGGTGCATCTCCCCATAAATGCCGCCCTCCTGTTCATGAAACTTTTCGTCAAGTACACCAGCCTCGGCATCAATGAAGAAACGCTCCCTGAAATCGGGGTAGTATTTTTCGATGTGCTCCAGCTCTGACATAAGCTGCTTCATGTTAAGCAGCGCACCTCTGCCGATTATGATAATTGCATCGGGGTTTATCCAGCCACAAGGGATAGACTGCATGATGTGCTTTTCACCATTCCAGTAAATGGTATGTCCTGCATTAGGGCTGCCGACTCTAACGTGTACCTGATAGTCATTTGCGATGTGGCGAACAATTGCACCCTTACCCTCAGAGCCGTACTGCGCACCGATTACTGCGGTCATCTTACCTCTTGTAGTGTTTTCCATATTAGTTTTCCTCCTGTGTTTCATTCTTTAATACGTAGTTGATTTCATTTACTATTGCTGTTATAGGTTTTTTATAAAGCCTCTGGTCCCTCATAAACAGCAAACTGTGGTCATCTATGTAGACATCTGCGTAGACTTTACGCGGGTCTGTGCTGTATTTCAGCACATTGGTGGGGGCGTTACCGTTTACGGCACAGAAATACAAACCGTAATCTGAGCACCATTTAACGGCATCTTTTAATCTCTCGTCTACCCTTGACGTCCACAAAATAACTTCGTGTCCCGCGTCTATTAGCTGCCGAACAGCTGAAATGACAGGGTATTTCGGTTTTCCTATTTCGGGGAAAGCATCTTCACAGAGAATACCGTCAAAGTCTACCGCTATAATCACATTTATCACCCCTCTCATTATATGCTCTCCTGCGAAAGAGAACGTGTCTCTCTTGCGTTCTGCTCTTGGCAGTACAAACGGACGTGTAGTACGTCTTCAGTTCAAAGGAAGTGCTGTTTCTTTTGCAGGAGAGGCTTGCGTTTATGGCTTCCACTTCTCGAACGTGCCCCAGGACTTGCCGTATTCAATGTCCACACCAGGCTTGGGGTCGAAGTCGTAATCTTCCATCACCATTTTGATGGTCGGCAGCGCGATGTGCAGCGTATCGTCCGGAACCTCGAAAATGATTGAGTCGTGAACCTGCAGCAGCATATACCCACCAATATCGCGGATTGCCGGGTACAACCGGGAAATCGCCACGCGCACTATCTCAGCAACACCGCCCTGAATGAGATTTGACATCGCCTTGTGGGGGTCACACTCAGGGGTGTTAAAATGTCGTGCTCTTCCCGTCCACATTTTAATGCATCCGTGAGTTTTGGCGAAATCCTCACACTGGTACATCAATTTCTTAAATCCGGGATAAAGTGCGTGATACTTGTCCAAATACTCTTTTGCGACTTTCTCTTCTACCCGCAGATTACTAGCGAGGTGCCTGTACCCTATACCGTAAATTACCGAGAAGTTGATGCGCTTAGCGGCATTTCGCGGTATGTTCAGCCTCTCAGCAGTTGCTGAGTGCAGGTCCGCGTCAGATTCTATCAGCTCTTTCATGATGGGGTCTTTGGTGTAATGCGTCACAAGGCGCATTTCTGCCTGCTTGTAGTCCGCCTGTATCATGGTAAAGCCCGGTCGCGCTGTAAATACGTCCTTTACCTTGAAGACATCCGTGTGCTTCGCTACTGCCTGCAGGTTGGGGTTGGTGCACGAGAGCCGCCCGGTATAGGTGCCGATTAAGTTCAGCGAGCAGTGTAGCGTGTCGTGTTCGTCCATCAACTGTAGATAAGGGGCATAGTATCTGCTGTCCACCGATTTCCAGCCCCGCGCTTCCTGCACGAGCTTAGCGTTATCGGCATCCTTTCCTCCAGCGTCAATCACCTCGACGAGTTTCTCGGCTGCCGATGATGTGACGTGCAGGAACTCGCATACTTTCTTAGAGCTGTTCGGGTTCAGTTCGAACCCCGCCGCCTTGTTCAACCGTTGCTGCGCGTCTGCTAAATGGTCTACCGCTTCCAGCTGATACCGCTTTATCATCTCAGCGTCGATGTGCATGCCGCGATGCTCCATCAGCGTAACTATGTACGAGTAGTAGTTAACCTGTTTCCAGATATCGTACAGCCCCCGCTCCTTTAACGCGGGTCGCAGCAAATCCAAAATCTGTCGCGTCAGCCGCACGTCGTCGCAAGCGTAGGGTTCTACGTCCTCAGGCGGCAGCACGTACATCATAGACTTTACGTTGTTCGCTGCCCTGGGTGAGCGGCTGCACTCCAACCCCAATCGCTGACACTCATCGAACACCTTGTCCTCAAGAATTGATTCCTGCAGCGAGCCGTCGCCGATATGATATCTGTCGGCAGTGGCTTTCAACTTGAAATCAGGTTCGTTCTCGTTGTATAGATGCATGGCGAGCATGGCGTCCTCGAAATTGGGTGCGATGTCTATACCATCGAACGCCATCATATGGAGGTCGTAATTGTAGTTCCAACCTCCATACGTGCGGTGTGGGTCTGCCAAGTACGCACGAAAGAAATCCATACAATCCATTGGCAGGTTCACACCCTGTTTGTGTCGAAACGGGAAATAATATGCTTCGTCGCCTACGTCAATAGATATCCCAATAACTTGGTCACGTTTGCGTTTCACATTGCCGAAAATCGACAAGCCCGTTGTTTCGGTGTCCACACAGGGGTCGGTACACGCAAGCAGTTTTGGTTTGATGGCGTCCAATGCCTCTGTTGTATTTATCAACATAGTACATCAAAAAGGAATAGGGCCAGGTGTTGCATCCTGCTCACAAGTGGCCGCCATGTTTGCCATTTCTTCCAGGGAGATTACTCTGGAAATTTTTGAGGCGGGCTTGCCGTTATATTCGTCCTGTTCTATGACGATGCCGCAGAATTTACCCACCACGTCGCCTTTCTTAAACTTTACCACCTGTCCGGTCTGACCGACACCGAGGGCCTGGACTGTCTCAGCAACTTTCCACATAGCAGCAGGGGTGATGGCAGTCCAGCTCTTGAATGTCCTACCCTTGTAGTCGCCCTCAGCAATTTCGAACTCCCAGACGAACATAGGATTGCCGCTCTTAGACACGTCCTGCGCGATGTCAACGCACTGTGCCTTGTATGTGCCGTCGGGAACAGTAAAACCGATTTCCTGTACATCGGTCAGGTCAACCTCAAAACCCGTGTTGACGTCGTTTACAGACTGACCAGGCATTGCAGGAGCTGCCGCAGGTGTGGGGGTGGGGGCATTTGGGTTGCTCATAAATGGGTTGTTCATGTTATTTCCTCCTTAAATTAAATGCCTTTGTAGGCATCATAAATCTTTGTAAATGTGGGGTCCTGTATGAAGGCCCCCAGACGCTCCGCAACTATGTCATTGCGAATTTTGGCCACGTAGTTGTTCATGGGCTGTGTGAGTAAGTATCTGTGCATCACTGTCTGGTACTGACCATTGTGCTCTACCTGTTCGTCCGCTGTGTAAAGATACCCAACGAAATCCATATACCCACATACCGCCACGCAGAGCTTGTCCGTGAGGTTGGGCGTCGAAGCTTCGAGAGTATTTGTGCCCTTGCGCATTTTGTCCTTTTTGTGTGCAAGGTAGATTACGTTAAGCGGCAAGTCCCTGAACCCTCTCAGAATGCGGGCCAGTTTCTTGCCCGCCACACTGTAATCCTCCAGATAAACTTCGTCTATGGAATAGTTCTTGTTTTTCTTAACACGTGCTGCGAATTCACGGGTGGTAGCTTCCTCGAGTGCCAATGTCAACAGTTCTGAAATGTTGTCAATAACAACTGTCTTTACACCGCTATACTCGGGGTCGTGATTTGCAACCTTGAAAAATTCTCTTTCAAGGTCGTCTACACTGTGAATGTCTGTTGCTGTGATGTCACCGCCTCTTGATGCCAGCGTCATAAGACCTCCGTCAATGTTGAAGAAGTGTACGTTCTGCATTTCGGGCACGTCCTGTGCTGTGCCTGCAAGATATGTCTTGCCTGCGCCTGGGTCACCGTAAATCAAAATATTGATTTTCGATGTAAACACATCTTGCGTAATTTTGTACCCAGCCATTTACTTTCCTCCTGTTAAGATTTGTCGATGTAAGTCGCCGCTTCGTCTGCCACGTGGAGCGCCCACGCCAGCAGGCAGTCTTCAAAAGCTGAAGATACATCGCTGTAAGTTGTTGCGTCCCACTGTCCCATATGGCAGTTGATTGCAACAGCCTCTTCGGGAGTCAGCTTTATGAAGTTCTGCACAAGGTATACTGATTTCGAGCCGTGACCGCCAAATTTGAAATCCTCGTCACGTTTGTACGTCGGGTACTGTTCCCACTGGTTGTTCGCGTCCTTGCGCCAACGCATTTCAGTCTTGTACATACCCACTTTACAAAGGTCGTGGAACAGGGCTACAATAGCGATAGTTTCCATGGAGACATCAACTTTGTAAAAGTTGGCGAGGCTCACAAGATGGTGGTAGACTGCCACACTATGTTCAAGCAGACCACCTTCATGTGCTCCGTGGTATCTAGACGAAGCAGGAGCCACGAAGAAGTCTGTTGTTTCAATCCAATCCATTAAGTCTGCAATACCATCGCGCTTAATATGTTTGTTGACGATTGAAACAAAGTCCTCTTTAGGGTTTGTCGGAACCAATATCATTATTATCACCTCCTATATTACTATTATAACACACTCGGGTATACTATGTCAATTACTTTATTGTCACGTTAGGGGATACATGACGGAGAGTATGTTCTCCTGTGTTCTCCGTTACATCTCTCTTGCATTCTACGCGATATACGTACCGATGCCCCACCCTCCCACCGAGAATGTAACGGAGAGCACGAGGAGCGCCTCCCGCGTTATTTCTTTTCTCTGACTGTATATTCGGCGCTCCTGAGAAATTCAGCGTCATGATTGCGCAGCTCCGCCTGGCACAGGCTGCCGTACTGACACATCTTGCAGTTCCACGGGTACACGAAGCGGGGGTTATTTGCCTTATACGCCCTTTTGACAGCCCAGCTCGCCGGAACTACTGACTGCTCCCAAATCCGCTGCACCGTTTCGGGGTTGCGGTATTCAAGGGTAGGTCTGAACCATTCGATGTCCGCCAGCTTCAGCTCCATTTCTTCCCGGTATTCGTCGGGATTGCCGCCGGAAGCTGCCACTACAGCCGCGTAATGCTGCCATGTAGTCTTAATTTTAGCGCGGCTGAACGAGCCATTTTTCAGCACAGCGGGGTCAGCTGTGGGTGTGTTTATGTGCTGCCAAGTCATAGTACCTGTAATAGTAATACCCATCTTGGCGCAGGCTCTTGTGTACACAGCATTCTGTATGTTAAACGCCTCGTCCTCGTCAGGTGAGAGACTTTTGCGGAATTTGTAATCCGTACACCAAATATGCCCTGTCTGTTTTTCACGCAGTATTGCGTCAATGTACCCGTGCAGCCCCTTGCTGCCAGAACAGGGTATCAAGAAGTGCAGCTCCAGCGCAGGAATCTTTACGCCGTCTTTGAAAATGTCTACAACCTCGTATCGGTCAATATCGAACTCCCAGAATGCCTGTTCAAAAACACTCTGAGCATCGACGAGTATCTGCTCCTGTGCAGGGATTTCCTCGCTCAGGAAACAATTGTTGTTCATGTACTCCTGCCACTCGCTCTCCATAGCAAAGATACCCCCTCTAAGAGCATCTTCCCGACACCACCCCGGTTCTCGCTCGTGTTCCCACTTGTATTTCATGGCGACTTCCATACCCTTATGACAGAGCTTTCCGACCGAAAGGAACGGCCGTTCAATGCGCGGGGTCAGGTTCTCTATATAGTTGTACGCCCATTTCTTCGGGCAGCTCATAAATGTCTGCAACTGAGACACGCTGACCATACCATCAGTGTTCATCCCCTCAGGGAATAAGCCCTTAGTGTTCTTCGGCATTCTTATTTTCCTCCTTTAATATTGACGACAACAAATGCATGATTACGCTGACGGTCCAGCCATTGCCAAGCATCTTGTAAGCCTGCGTGTTACTCACGGGAAACTTAAACCAATCGGGTACTGTCTGTAATCGTTTACATTCGTTTACCGTTAACTTGCGTATGGCGTAACAACCATCTTTCAGTTTAATGGGATACTTCTTACCGTTAATTTCGATAAGCCCGTTTTCTACTTTGTAAACTGGAGTGTTTGTTTCATTACCAGCTTGTACAGCATACAGCCCCGTTTTGCCTCCCATGCCACCACCACCACCAGCCGTTAACGTAACACTTTTAGCGTTGAAATCGTAAATCCGCATGCCCTGCGATTTTGATAACTCACCGTTTGGTCTTGGCAATGCACCGACCTGTATAGCCACAAGTCTTCTCGCCTCTACTGAGGTTAGTGCAGTCGTCTTACCATCGGTACGAGCTTCAGGTACTCGTACGAAAGAACCATCTTCTTGTCGTTTTCTGCCCGCAACCTGCATACTTACACCGACTGCAACCATATTGTCCTTTTGCACTGTAGTTAAGGCATTCGTTTTACCCCCACCACGCACTTCAAAGTGCTGTTCCGTCCCCGCTTCAGACTTTCTGCTCCTGCTGCCCGTGTCACGGTAAACCCCACGAGAGCTTACACATTCAACGATGGGTACACAAATCGGGTTGTCCTTTAACACAGTCGATAACGTGTTTGTTTTTCCATCGGTTCTCGGGTGCAATTCACTTAATTCATGGAATCCATGATGTATTTCGCCATTCTCATACTGTTTACGACATTTCTTCGCTTCCTCAGATCTTTCATAACGCATACATACAGGTTCAGCAACTACATTGTATGGAGCACCCTTACTGCTCACACACTCAGCTACACATGTCCTCTTGTCAACATCGTTACCAACCATGTTCCGTATGCCATCTTTATAACACGTCGCTCTCAGGCATTGTGCCTTACCATCTGTAGTGGTGTTTACTGGCTCAGCAACCATGTTTCTTTGACATCTTTCAATGGTGTTCCACGGAACAGCACCATTATAAGATGATGTTAGCACCCAACTTTTGTTTTTCGACGTCAAATCTTCCCCAGCCTCGAGTACATCTTTTAGAAGAATTCCTCTATCTTCGGGTTGACCAACACCAACTTTACTATATGTACCATCGGAATTTCTCTTACCAACCCAGTATAAACGTTGTCTGTTCTGTGCAGAAACGAGTGCGGAATTTATACAAATTGGTTCGAACCCAAAAGTTTCAGTAATTGACATTCGGATTTCCTTGCTCATAGATTTGTTGTTCTCATAAAGAAAGTATTTTGGCTTGCTCTCCTTAAGTGCTCTGACATACTGACTGAATAGCTCCCAACCAACACCACTTGCTGTTCTCTCTCTCTTGTCCGCTGACTGTGCGATGCTCCAATAGGTACAGGGCGAACCGCCGATAAGGATGTCAAACCCCTCGTATACGCTGAAATCCGCGCCAAATACATCACCCATTTGTTCAACATTTGGGAAATTGTGTTTACTAGTTTGAACAGCGTACTTGTCTATCTCGTATGCAACGTATCTGTCTACAGGGATACCCAATTCGGTAAACGCTATCAAACCACATGACATACCATCAAATAAACTCAGTACATTCATGATTTTCTACCTTTCTTCTTTTTAGATTTGCCCGCCTTGCTCATAGCAATTGCTATTGCCTGCTTTTCGGGCTTGCCCTCCTTGCGGAGGGTTGCGATGTTGCTTGAGATAGCTTTCTTTGATTTACCTTTCTTCAACGGCATCTGCTTTCCACCCCTCGCTTTTCACTGTAATCAGCACCTTGGCAAAATCCTCTATCAGACGATGAGTTAATTTGTCCCTAAGCGGGTCGCCACTCTCGTCCAATGCGCTAAACTTCAGGTGCAGAAGTTCATGCACCAACGTCTTTTCGGGGTTAAACGGTACAACCCGTTCACCCCAGTCTTTAGGGTTGATAATCCGTATCACAGCGGTTCTGAGCGTGTCACTCCACTCTGTCTCACCTGCGACGCCCGAAAGCGTCATATCATTGGGGCTGCAGTCAGTCACAAGTGTGATGTTCCATTCCTGCAGGTTTAAAACGCCTACCCAGTATTTGAGTCGCCCGTCCAAACACGTTGCCATTTGTTATTCCTCCTTTCTGCGCCATTTGCCACTCGGCATCTTCTCAATTGCTCCTGTGGCTTCAAGTTGTTTGATTTGACGGCTTACCGTTGATGGGGATTTACCCGTCACGTTAATCACATCTTTCTGTGAGAACTCGCGCCCATCGAAAGCCTCCAGTATGTACGCCTGTGCGGGAGCTGGAGCGGGCGCAGCCTGAGTTTCATACTGGCGGGCAGTCACCTGATATTTCATCGGATACGATGTCGAGATATCGAACGTTAACGAGATAGGTGCCTGATTACCCATCACCTTTGAATGCCGTCTAACTACTACCTCATTCGGCGCAAGCTTTTGATTTCGGCGTACCTGCCAACCCGCTTCAAGGAACGCGTTAAGGAACTGCGAACCCCATGAATCTTCACGGGCTGTACTGTCGGGGTCGAGATTTTTCTTGGAATGGTGTGCCAACACGAACGAGCACCCGTATTTATCACGCCAAGTCTTGAGTATCATCATCTGGTTGGCGAGGTCCGCCATATAGTTGTCCACACCCGAAGTTGTAGAGTATAGCGGGTCTATCAGTATAACCCTCGGTTTGATGGTTTTTATCTGCCCCTCCAGCTCTTTCAGCACTTTGTCGTTGTCGAAGCGCAGCATTCTCGACGGGTGTATGTATATTGGTAGGTCAGGAATGCAGGGTATCTGCCATGCCTCGTTTCCGAGATTAACCGCCATACCCATCTTCTGCTCCGCTATCAACGCCAGTCGCTCGGTCAGTCCTCCGTGGCTGTCCTCCTGCTGAATTATCATAGTGGGACCAGTCTTATTCACCCTAGCCTGCCCCAGAAAAGGCAGTCCAGTGCTTATTGACACCGCTAAATCCAGCAATATCCACGTCTTGTAGCTCTCCGGGGGAGAAACAAGGAATGTGATAGACTTGTCTGGCAGCCAGTCTTGAACCAACCATGTTGCGCCCTCGCCGCCATATCCTTTAACGTAATCTCGCATCCGCAGTAAATCGAACGTTGAATTCTCTGGGGCTTTCGAAGCAGTCTTCGTGTCGTCTTCGTATTCGACGCTTGTAAACTGCCCATCGACGACAGCGCACGAACGCTCGATGGATTTTATCGTGACCCGGATTTCACGCATGGGAAGCGGCGGGTCGTTGCGCTCATTCCATTCAGTCAGTAAAGCTTCTACGATATCTGCATTCAGACCCTTGTGGAAAAAATATCCTGCCAGTCTGGCGCAGGTATCGTTTCTTCCGCCCTCGGAAACACCGCGGAGAGCTTCCGTTATCCACCCGTCCCCCTGTGTCTTGGGCTGGCTCTGAATGTCAAGGAGAGCTTTCGGGAACACACCAAGCGGTCCTCTCTTTACCCATTCATACGGGTGTCCGTTTGGGTGCCTAGTAGGCGGTAGTACGATAAAACCACCGTCGGCTCTCAAATCAGCACCATCAAATATTCCCACTCGGTTTGCAACCTTTGGCATACCGGTGGGGTAGAGGTAAAACAAATGATAGCCACCCGTGCCCGTCCGAGAAACCATCTGTGTCGGGTAACGACGCAACAGTTCCCCTATCGATATTTTGCAGTAGCTCTCAACATCAAGAACAACCACGTTGGAAATTCGACCCGTCACCATACCCACACCAGCACCCGTCAAAGAAGTGAACCAGCTGTTTGCCATGTCCTTGGTTGCCTTGGTGTGCTGATATTGCAGCCAATTCGTCATGTACGGGCGCTTCTCTGACGGCTTTACGGGGAGAATTGACCAACCCTGGTCAATATATCCATTCGCCTGCGTTAGTACACTGTTCATCATCGCCACCTCTTAAATCAAGCAGTTCGTGTGTCTTTACCTTATAGAGCGCAGCGTACTTCTCCATAGCTTCATCGGACAGCCCACGCTGTCCCGATTCGTGGCGGCTGATGGTCGTAATGTCGAAACCTGTTAAGATGCTGACCTCCTGCAAGGTGAGCCTTGCGCGGTCGCGATATTCTTTAAGTCTGTTTTTGATTATTATTTTTGCCATGTGTTTTTCCTCCTTATATTTCATCCAACATATATAAGAGCAGAACCGCTTAACACAACCTTTAACTGTTGCTCTGTAAATGGTCCCTCTTTCGCACCAAAAACTTATGCCGCATGTGGCACATGTGGTTAACAAGTCCTTCATGTTATCGTCCTCCTCTTATACCATTATAACACGACAAGTTATGCCTTGTCAATTCATTTACCTTTAAGGTATCCCAAGTCTATGTTGCCGGATTTCACTTCGGTAATTAGGTCACGCTTGTTATTCAATGTGCTGTAAATTAACTCGTCTATGGTGTTTTCACACACCAAATAGTTAAACAGCACTCTATGCTCCTGCCCGGGTCTGTACAGTCTTGCTTTGGACTGTTCGTATAAAGCTAATGAATGTGGTAAGCCGTAGTACACGCACGTCCTCGCACAAGTCATGTCAATGCCCTCGGCTCCTGCTTGTATCTGCACGGCAATAACTCCTCCGCTCTGACGCTCCCGCCAGGTCCCGAATGTGTCAGCCCTGCCTGATAACTCAAACGAAGCGACCCCCAAACTGCGACACACATCATGTACAGCTTTAATGTCGTGCTTGAAAATACAGAACACCACTACTTTCTCATCCCTATTGGTGTCCTGCAGGAGTTCCTTTAACGCGTCTGCTTTAGTATGGTTTAGCTCCACCTCGGTCGGGGTGTCCTCAGGATTCGCCTGCGCCATGCAGAAACCTGATGTAATCTGCTGTAGTCGTAACACTTTAGCAAGTACATTACTTAACACAACATACTGACCCTGTTTACACTCCGCAATAAACTCTTTGTTTAAGTTTTTGCAAGTCGTACAATCCTTGGCAGAAAGGGACAGCCTAATTACATTCGGTGGAAGCTCCTCGGGCAATTTTAATCGGTCCCGGATGTCCGACATCTTGCAAGTGTACGCTATGGAGCTAAATTTACTGTTCAACTCCTGCAGATTTTTACATCCAATCACAAAGGGCGGAGTGGTGTAGCTCATAATGGCGTACTTGCTGAGAAATGCCGTGTGGTTCGTGCCGAATATTGACGGGTCGAGAAATCTATACTGTCCGTACACGTCGAGCGGACTGTTCGCCATAGGCGTTCCTGATAAGCACATTTTGTACGGGACGCTTTTACCAAGTAAAGCAAGATACTTACTTACCTTTGACCCTGCCGCTTTAATTCGGTGGCTTTCGTCGAGCACCGCCATGTCAAAGCGTAGCTGTCGCATTAAGTCACCCATTGGGTCACGCCACACTATGTCATAATTCATTACCATAACAATTTTCTGCGCGTCGGCAGTCGTTTTGAAAAATTTCTTGATGTCCTCCACCTTAGCCTTTACGGTACCTTTTTGCTGGTCCCATATCTGCACACTTGAATCGTTGGGGTAGAATTTCTCGATGTTAGTTCGCCATACGGGCACCACCGCCTTAGGACATACAACCAGCACACGCTTGACATCTGAGCGGGCGAGCATAACATCAATGGCCACACGGGTTTTCCCCGTTCCCATGTCCATGTCGAGCATGACTGATGGGTGCTGTATAGCAAATTGGTACGCTTCTTCCTGATTCCGCCACCGTTCAGTCATTACCAGCCCTCCTTTGAGTTACGCCGACTTCAATTAAATCGGTTTCGTTCATGTAATACTCGGGCTTCTTGGCGTGTGTAAAGCATTCCTTACGTACGGCAACCCACAGGCTGTAATTTATGTTTTTCAATGGGTAGAGCAAATGCCAGGACACCGTTGAGCAGGACATCTGCAGACGCTTCGCAATCCCGGCAATGCTGATGCGGGCTTCGCAAAACATGCGGGCCTCTTTAAGTATATCACTCTCAGTATATCTAGCGTACCTGCGCTTAGTCATTTCCACTTTCATTCTCCCTCACCCCCCGTTCCTCGTCCATAATCGCACCGCAATCGGGACAATGCTCGAACTTCATTACAATTGCGGCTTTTATCTCAAAGTCGCTATCATAGCAGCGGCCACAATTGCTACAGGTAACAGCTCTATCCTCTTTGAACCAACGCCCGTGCTTTACGGGTGCAACATCAGACGGCTGGAAGCAATCTGCCTCATCGAGCATATCGTCAACCCAACAGGTACGACACCAACGTTCGTTGTGGTCTTTCCCCTCCGCCTTGCACGGCTTGCAATAACGCCCCTCGACACTTTTCTTAAACGCTTCCCTGTCAATGTATTCAGTCATTGTCAATCTCCTTTCTGCAAAATGCCCACACGGGGCAGCATCTTTTCGGACAGCCTTTGCTTATAGTCAGCTTTACGCCAACGTTTTATGTTTGTGCATCTAATCATTTTAAAACCCTCTTCTTTCTGTTACTTTCATTCTCCCTCACCTCCGCCCCTTTTCGTAAAGCGGGCATGCGATGACCCGATATGACCTAATTTCCAAATTGTCCTTATAACTTCGGACAGTTTCTTCCGCCACCCAACCCCTCACAGGCTTAAGCTCCGCCGCCCATGGACAATCATGACCACCGCAGGCTTTTGCGCACGCCCAGCAAAGCGTGTCTTTAATCGTCGGTACCATTGGTACCACCTCCATTCATTTTCGCTCCGCGGCTCGGGTTGTTATGTACGCTGCCTCCCACCACGACTTCGCTGTGTGTATAGCCCAACGCCACTCGGCATAACTAAGCACACCCGCAAGAATCCACTCACCGCCAATTGCGCCATACCCACGCTCTGCATACGCCATAGTACAGCACAGAGCTACAGTTATGACATTCAAGGTAACACTAATCGTGGCAATGATTGTGTATGTAATCAAACAGAGCTTATACTTATGGAAAAATTTAGCTGCCTTGTTCATCATTTGTTCCTCCTTTAAATATGTTAAGCACCCGAGCACCGAGTCCAGTCGGGCTTACAGTACCCGCTACTTTATCCACACTGATGATGCCCTTTTCTTTCAGTGTCGAGAGGACCGCTCCCGCCGAAATCGGTGGAATATCTTTCGCCACATACTGTAGCACATTTGCAGTCGAGCAGTTTAAGTTAGTGTCGGTGCAATCAAGCACCGCCTGTAGCACGAGTACCTGCTTTAATGTGAGCCTAACGTCAACCCCATCACACGTACCCTCGAAAGCGTATTCCTTTGGCTTTCTTTTGGCTTTCTTCTTGGGGGGTACGTCTGTACCTGTAGGACGCTCAGGTTCAAGAGAAGTGCCTCCCGTTTCGCAGGAAACACATTCTTCGGTTTCAGCCGTAATGTACTTGTTGCTCTCGGTGTTCAAGCGACATAACAAGAGATTGAGGCAGCTCTTCCCGTCGGTCTCCGCCTCTATCAGTATCTCCCTTAGCTGCTGGTCATTCATGTTATCCCCGGCAGTTCTCAAATCTGACCTCAGCCTGCCAATATAGTCCCGCATTTCCGCCACGGTGGTCAGCTGCTGGATTGCGTTGTTGCCCTGACAGGCCCGTTTGAGCATCGGGCGGTTCAGCAATATAGTGTCCCCAATGTCGTTATTCGTGTAGGCCGCTGCCTTGTCAGGTACGTCTTCATCCGAATTCCTGTTCCACCACCGACCGTGGGTGTCCACCAACAGACCGTATTTGTTCTCTACAATGGAAATCTGCTCACCGCATACACTTTCTATTATCATTGCTTTTCCTCCTTATAGGTATTCTGCGTCGTCCGCACTTTCATTATAACACACGGAGTACAACCCTGTCAATTGGTTTCTTGCCACTCGATTTGACAGGGCGTCCGTGAGAATTTGTCAGAGAATTTGTCAGCGCGCTGCCTGTACTGCCGAAAGTATTGCGTTCATCATAGCGGGGTGAAAAGTGACCACGATAAATTTACCCTCGTCCCGAGTTTCACTCTTGCCCATAGCTGGCTTGTGGGTAATGAAATCCGTGTAGGCGTTCACCAAGCCCCACCCTGTTCCGCGGAAGTTGCTATTGTCGTCTGCATTGTATGCCGCAGTAAATTTGGCACGGGCTTCTTCCAACTGATGAAGTTTGAACGCATTAATGCTCTCTCGGTCTGTTATCGGAAACATCTGGTCAAGCACTTTGTCCACCTGTGCGGGTGTAAGTTTTATTCCAACGTACTGCTCCGCCATCTTGTTCAGTTCCTGCATATAGTCGGCACTGAGTTTCAGCACGTCCCTCGCCTCCTGCAGCTTCGCCTCGGCATTACCGACATGACGAATAGATACCGTGTTCTGCGTGTCCTTGAACGCGAAATTAAACTGGTTCTGGCAGACCAACCGAAGCGGACATATTGCTGCAGTAATTTTTATCTTTCCCGAGAAGCCATTTCGGAAGATTACGTGGGGTGTAAATTCATCACCGAGAATATTCACGCTCGGTAACTTGCCGATGACATACACCATACCATTTCCAGTTTCCCCAGCCTTTTCGAAGCTAAGTTCATCGCCCATGTAGTCTACAAATTCAAACGCTTCGCGGTTCTGAACTAGCTGAAATTTATCCGATACCACATCGTAAATCTTGCCGTTACTATTCACTGTCATGAAACGGTTCGGTACCTCAACCAGTGTACCACCGTCTATCATCGATGTGAAGACGGGCTTCTTCGCCACCTCGTAATCAAGCCCCGAGGAGCGGAGCACCTGCTCCATGTTTCTACATTCCTGTACGTCCTTACCAATCGCATGCCATGTTGTGGTTCTATCCACGAAAATTTGTTCGTTCATCGTTTTTCCTCCTTGTTTGCTGTACCGGGCGACTTGCGCCGCCCTTTGTTTGTGTCCTCTCGTTATTCAATTCCAAGCTGAGCGGCGATTGTCTTGCCTAGTTCAGTCAGCTTGAACACCGTCGCCTTGTGGTTGTTTACTCTGCCAATGCTTCTCACGCCAACACCCTTTTCGCAGAGGGTGGAAATCATTGCACCCACCGTCATAGGCTTGCCCTGAAACTGCCCACCGATATCGTCGCAGAGTACATCAGTCCATATCTCACTGTCCAGTCCATCGTCCCAGAAGCAAGTATCGGGAAGATGCCTCATGAAGTCCACCTGCTTCGCTGTGAGAGTTATGCCGTCGCTCTCATGTGCGACATCCTTAGATTTGCGCGGCTTCTTCGTCTTAGCGGGAATGGGTTCGTCCTTATAAGCGTTTGCTGTGTCGGTCTTGGGATCGTCGGTGATTTCTACCTCTACGGTCGTCTTCGCATTCTGCTGTGCAGTGTGTTCCTCGCGAGCTTTGACGAAAGCTGCGCAGGAGATGCGGGTCTTCTTGCCGTTCTCGGTCTTGTAAAAATAGCCTGAAAATGCGCCGTTCTTTTCAACTGCTTCGTAATCGATACCATCAACTATAAATTTCATAATTATTTCCTCCATTTGTGTTAACTCGTCACCCGTCAAGCCGTTAGCGCAGCTTCGTTCTTATTCTTCGTTTGCTTCGGGGTTTGCGACTCTCGCAAACTCAAGGCTGTCAAGGTCGGATTCCCATTCTTCCATGTCCTCGTCATAGTCGAAAGCTTCGACGTAAACGAGAACGGCACTGTACCTCTTTCCACCAGCCGTTCTGAATGATGAAACCGAAATGGTGTGCTTCGCAAGCACCTTTCTTGCTTCTTCAAGACTTTCTGTTTCAAGCAGAACCTTGAAGTTTCCGTTCTGAAGTCCCTGGTCGTATGCTGCTGAGATGACATCGGCTGTTCTTGCCTCGATTGTTTCTGTAATTATGCGGTATCTTTTCATTTTGATTTCCTCCTGTATTATGTTTGGTTTTGGGTTTTCCGTTGTTTCTATAAAAATTATAACATGACAAATGCCCTTTTGTCAATTGGCAAATTGCACAAGGTTTTGAGCTTCTTTTTGTGCAATTTGCACAATATATTAGCAGGTTGCACAATTGGAGCGTTGCTTGTTTGTGCAGATTGCACATACAATTTGTATATATACAAATCGCAATACAAATCGATACAAATCGCCAACGCCTGTCAAACAACCTGAGCGTCATCGGGAGTGTCTTTGCGGGGCTTGGAGTGTTTTGCTGTCAAGTTGTGTTCTTTTGTATCCGCGTTTGGTTGTCAATTGTATTGTATTGTATTCCCCCTAAAAGGGGGAACACAATACAATACAAATGCAACGCTTGCAACACAATATACAAATCACTTGACAAGAAGAGTCCCCTGTGCTACAATTAAACTAGAAACACATAGTACAACGACCGAAAGGAGGCTAGTTAATGGCATACGTGGACTTCCCCAACAGCAACCAGGGTATGAAAGACCGCAAGGCTTTTTGGTTATCCCCTGATGGCATTACCCTAATCAGCCAGTGGCGCAGAGAGGGTATCCCTTTCGAAGAGATTGCTGTAAAATATATCGGTGCATCCTCAAAGACAGTATGGAGATGGACTAAGGAAAATGACGAACTTGCCACAGCTCTGCAGATTTCGAAAGACACAACCAACGGTAAAGTAGAGCAGGCCCTGCTGAAAAGGGCTTTAGGCTATGAATATAACGAAGTTACTGCGGAGTTAGTTGAGGGTGAGATGCGAACTACCAAAGTTACACGAAAGCATGTTTCCCCCGATGTCAAGGCCTGCCTCAGTTGGCTTTATTCCCGCAGGCCTGACAGATGGCGCGCTATCCAGGACCCTCTCGATAATGACGCAGAAGCTATCGGCATAGCTAAGCGCATGCTGGTCACAATCAAGGAAGCTGCAGAAGAGGCTATTCCCGTGTCCTCCGTTGAACAGGAGGATATCAACCCCCACAAGAGTACGGGTGGCGGCTAATGCCCAACGAAATGCAAGAAAAACGCCAAGGAAAACACCGAACGGAACTTTATTCAGGTAAAGTGCTACTTTAGCATACTAGATTGGAAGGTGGTGCAATGGACACTTCGATACAAATCAGCCCCAAACAGGCGGAGTATATTCAAAATGCAAACAGCCGCTGGAACATAAAAATCGGTGCCACCCAGTGCGGCAAGACATTTATCGATGTGCAGTACGTAATACCTCACCGAATATCCGAAAGGGCGGGTAGAAAGGGTCTAAATGTCATCCTTGGGGTGTCCAAGGAAACCATCGAGCGAAATGTGCTGGAACCCATGCGGGATATCTGGGGTGAGAAGTTAATTTCACCCATCAACTCCCGAAATTTTGCGACCATTATGGGCGAGAAGGTATACTGCCTCGGTGCTGAGAAAGTATCGCAGGTGTCGAAGCTGCGAGGTGCGAAGTTTAAATATGTCTACGTTGATGAGATAGTAGACATCAACGCCGAGGTGTTCCAGCTGCTGAAATCCCGACTGTCGCTGCCGTATTCGGTGTGCGACGCGTCGGGAAACCCGTCGTATCCCACACACTTTATCAAAAAGTTCATCGACAGCAAAGATAAGGGTGTTGACGTGTATTGCCAGCAGTGGACTTTATACGACAACCCTTTCCTCAGCCCCGGATACGTTCACGCGCTTGAATCTGAATACGATGGGACGGTATTCTTCGACCGGTATATTCTCGGCAAATGGACGCAGGCAGAGGGGCTTATCTACCCTATGTATCTGAATGCTCTTGAAGAGGCTTCTCCTGACCCCGCGGAGGTATGTGCCGACCGATACGCCCTTTCTATCGACTATGGCACGCAGAACGCGTTCGCGGCTCTTCTGTGGGCTAAGAAAGGCATGACGTGGCATGCCATCAGGGAGTATTACTACTCGGGCAGGGACGAGGGTTCCATGAAGACTGACGACGACTATCTGCAGGAAATGGAAGAGTTTGTCGCAGACGTAGTGGGAGTTTCGCAGCAATCCATACTAACGATAATAGACCCCTCTGCTGCTTCCTTTATTGCTGCCCTGCGCAAGAGCGGCAAATTCAGCGTCCGCAAAGCAGATAATGACATGATGAACGGCATACGCGATACAGCGAATTGCCTGAAAAAGGGCAAGGTCAAAATATCGTCCGGACTAAGCAACTGGCGCAAGGAGATTGAGGGCTATGTATGGGACAAGAAAGAGGGCGAAGACCGCCCTATCAAGGTCAACGACCATTTGATGGATTCTATGCGGTACTTCGTGAGAACTATGCGGCTGGCCAAGTCTGGCAGCAGCGGATACAAGTCGCCATTTGGCGGCTGAAAGGAGAATTATGCTTTTAACCTATCAGGATTTTGAAGAGTGTAAGCAGCGGGGCGACATGAGCGGGTTTATCCGCATCGCTATCGAGAATCACCGCACCAGCCCCATGTTTGCGGACGCAATATTAGCTGACGCATATGACCGTCAGCGCAATGTAACTATTCACGAATATGTACAGCGAATATTTACCCTTGCGGGCGAACCCATCGAGGATTTTACCGCTTCAAACAACAAAATCGCGAGCAACTTCTTCCACCGCCTCAACACGCAGAGATGCACGTATTCGCTCGGAAACGGTGTGTCTTTCCAGAACGACAGCATCAAGGAGAAGCTAGGGTCCAACTTCGACACGCAGCTTTGGGACCTCGGCTTTAAGGCGCTGATACACGGCGTGTCGTTTGGCTTCTGGAACGTGGATAAACTATATGTGTTCCCGCTGACTGAATTCGTACCGCTGTGGGACGAATACGACGGTACCCTCAAGGCGGGCATAAGATTCTGGCGGCTCGCTCCCGACAAGCCCACGACAGCTATACTTTACGAGATTGATGGGTACACAAGATATAAGTCAACCAGCGATGAAAGTCTGGTGTTCAGGGTAGAGCAGGAGCAGCGGGCATACAAGACTAAGATATCCTATACCCCTGCTGGCGGGTCTGAGGTGGTAGGCGTGGAAAACTATTCCTCACTGCCGATAGTCCCTCTGTGGGGTAGTAAACTACATCAGTCAACCCTCGTGGGGATGCGCGAAGCCATTGACAGTTACGACCTTATCCGCAGTGGTTTCGCAAACGACCTTACCGACTGTAGCGAGATTTACTGGATTATCTCTAACTGTGGAGGTATGGAAGATGATGACCTCGCAAGATTTCGTGATAGACTGAAGATAAACCATATCGCCAATGCGGACGAGGGCGAAGTTACCCCCTACACGCAGGACATACCTTATCAGGCGAGAAAACAGTACCTTGCCGACATTAGGGCAGATATATACGAGAACTTCGGTGGGTTGGACGTGCATGCTGTCGCCGCAGGAGCCACGAATGACCACATCGATGCAGCGTATCAGCCCCTCGACGAAAATGCCGATGACTTCGAGTATAACGTCATCGAGTTCGTGCAGCAGGTGCTGACGCTTATGGGTATTGACGCGGTGCCGATTTTCAAGCGTAACCGCATTTCCAACCAGAAAGAGCAGACCGAAATGGTGTTGCAGGCGGCGCAGTACCTCGACGAGGAAACGGTAATCAGCAAGCTGCCGTTCGTTACTCCCGATGAAATCAAGGCTATTCTCCGCAAAAAGGACGCGGAAGACGTTGACCGCATGACGCGCGGAGAACCCACGGAAAGCCCCGAAGAGGCACAGGAGCAGACACCCGTACCTATGGACGCAGAGAGTGAAGAAGCGTAACGGAAAGCAAGAGAAACGCCTTTCTGGGGGTGAGAGCGAATGAACATCAACACGCAGAATGACAAGGAAGTTGAAAAGCTAGAGAAGAAACTTCGTGCAGTGTATTTGAGGGCGCAGGCTGAAACACAGGCGAAAATGGAAGACTACCTGCAGCGATTTGCAACCAAAGACGCAATAAAGCTGGAACAGGTAAAACAGGGTAAAATCACTCAGGAAGAGTATATCAACTGGCGTAAGGGTCAGATTGCAGTCGGTAAACTCTGGCAGGATAAAGTGGATGCACTGGCCGCCGATTATACAAATGCCAACCAAATCGCCATGGGTATGGTGCGTAAAGACATGGCAGGAACCTTTGCCACGAACCATAATTATGCCGCTTATCAGCTGGAACACGGCACATCGCTTGATTTAAGCTTTACCCTGTATGACGAAAATACTTTGGCGAACCTTGTCAGGAACAATCCAGATATGTTACCCCTGCCGTCTGTAGACGTCCCTAAGGACTTGCGATGGAATAAGCAGAAGATAAACTCGGTCATCACGCAGGCAGTATTGCAGGGCGACAGCATCCCGAAAATTGCTCAAAATCTACGTAAGGTGACGGACATGAACCACTCGGCAGCCGTGCGGAACGCCCGTACTTCTATGACTGCGGCACAGAACGCGGGCAGGGTGGAAAGCTACAAACACGCCCAGGACATGGGCATCGACCTACAGCAGGAGTGGCTTGCCACTCTCGACGGGCGCACCCGACACTCACATAGGCAGATGGATGGCGAAAGAATTCCTGTGGCTAAAGATAAATGGCATCCTGCAAAGTTTTCCAATGGCTGTAGATACCCCGGCGATCCAAGTGGTCCGCCCTGGGAAATCTATAACTGTAGGTGTACACTCGTAGCGGCCGTAAAGGGCGTTGACCAATCAAATGCCCCTCGAAATTCGAAACTCGGCAGCATGAGTTACGGGGAATGGAAAAGTGGACATAAACCAGTACAGACAGTGGTACCCACCGAAACTTCTACCCCTACACCCGTTTACATGCAAGGCATTCGTGCGGTGCTCGGGGACGATTACGTGAACGCCATGGAAACCCTGTTGGAATTTACCGAGGAGCCGAATGTAAAGGACTTGTATCATAGGTTCGGTGACAGGTTTGACGTTGTGGACGACCCTGCCATGTCCGGGGGTGCGTACTTTATCCCCGGGGGTGGTAAAGTACACATGAACGCCGAGCGTGTGTCTAGGGGCGACAACCTGCACATGCCGTATCAAACTGCATTCCACGAATTCGGGCATAACATCGACTGGCTGGCGGGTCGTGATGCAGGTGGCGGGTGGATTTCCGCCGAGTACGAGAACGGAAAACTCACCAAAGCTATTAAGTCCGATTGGAAACAGTTTAAAATCGATATGCTCAGAAGTTACCCGTCGGAGTATCTTCGCGGGGGTACCGTTGAAGCTCAAGAAAGGACTTTCCGCGTGTACGTTAGGAGCGCAGACACGGGCGACGGCAAATACACTGCGCTGTCACACGCACTGCGAAACGGGGAAATCACAATGTACGAGGCAATGCGTGATAATAAGCTTATGCAGCGTGTAATGATACAGATGAAGAAAGATTGGGTAGACCCCGATGACGTAACGGTTGCTCTGTTAAAGCGGGAGGGCAGGAGTTTATCTGAGCGGGGTAACATTTCCGATGTTATTGAGTTTTGTACCCGAAAGAGTTACCCGTTGGGTGCGGGTCATGGTGCTAAATACTGGAATACCCCAGGGGCTGGGGCACAGGAATTTTTTGCAGAAACCCTCGATAGCAAGGTTGCGAACCCCAAGGCGCTTGCTCAAATGCGTCGTGTTTTCCCCAATTCAGTTGACGTAGTTGAAGAAATCGTAGGAGGTCTTGTCAAATGACACGAGAAGAAACAATTGAGGCATACACTAAGAAATTTGGTGGATTTCCGTACTTTCTCATGATGGGTGCATCAGATGAAACACTTGTCCGTGAGGTCGAGAAAGCATTGGAGTCTGGCGAGGAGATAGAACCCGAAGAGGGTGCTGTGTATTAAGTGCAAAGAAAGGGCAAAGAAAAGCCAAGGAAAGCCCATGTCCGCTTAGGGGTACGTAAGGGCGGGTGCATATATCAGAGTTCAAAGAAAGTGCCTTTTCTTTTGCAGGAGATATGTATCGTGTGTTGTGATATGGAGGAGAACCGCCATGAATGGGCTTGAGATTAGACAAGATAATACCGAAGAGGTGCTTGATGCACTAGCCGACCAGGTGGGGGTGGGGCTTGAAAAGATAGGTCTCGTTGCCGAGGGATACGCGAAGCGACTCTGTCCCGTGGATACGGGCAGACTGCGAAACAGTATCACGCATACAACTGACGACAGTGCCGCATATATAGGTACAAATGTTGACTATGCTGTGTATGTCGAGATGGGCACTGTAAGAACACCCGCTCAGCCCTATTTGAAACCTGCAGCGGCAGACCACGCGGACGAGTATCGAAGAATACTCAACGACGCTTTGCAAAGCAGCGAGTAGCCCGTCAAATGGACAGTCGTGCGGCTGACAATACAAATAATTGCAACTGTCAAAGGGTCAACTACCGAGAAGTCGCTTCGGAATTGACCCTAACGCTTATTTGTAGCAATACAAATCAATTACAAATGTCAATTTTGCGGCTGTTAGTTTGTCATTTGTATTGTATTGCGCACCCCTTTAGGGGTGCAATACAATACAAATGAAAAACAGCTGACAATGAACAGTGCAGTAAACTACTTGACAAAAGTGGCGTTGGTGTGGTATAATGATAATAACGAAGAAGAATCTGAACGGCAGAGAAAGCCGCCGAGAGAAAGGAAGATCGTAATGGCGTTAACCAAGGCATTTCTCAAAGAAGTGCTCAGCAAGGCTGGTGTAAGCCCCGAAAACGTAACCGAAGCGGTTGACAGTATTATTGATGGACACGTGACTTCAATAAATGCACTGCGGGAAGAAATTGCGACTTACAAAGCCGATGCAGAAAAGCTCCCGAATGTTCAGAAAGAGTTGGACACTCTGAGGGCGACAGCTAACGACGAATGGGAAACCAAGTACACAGCAGAACATGAAGCATTCGAGCAGTTTAAAGCCAGTGTGGCGGCTGAAAAAGAACTTTCGGCGAAGAAAGCACTGTATACAGACCTGCTGAAAGGACAGCATATCGATGAGAAGCGGCTGGAAGCGATACTTAAGGTCACGGACTTCGACAGTATGACCGTAAAGGACGGTCAGCTTGTCAATGTTGGCCAGCTTACTGAGGCAATCAAGAGCGATTGGGCGGGTTTCATCGTGACTGACCAGACCGATGGTGCATATGTGGACACACCGCCCAACACCGACACCGCAATGACGAAAGCGGACTTCGAAAAGATGCCGCTGTCGAAGCAGATGGAATATGCTAACGCTCATGCTGATGCTGTGGCGGCGTTATACAAAGAATAGGAGTAAATTATGAGTGTATTTAATTCCAAGATTTTTAATTCCGAGGTATTCGGTAGATACCTTGAAACTGTACCTCGCGTAAAGCAGAATGCTTTCATTAAGGCGGGTATCCTGCGTAGCAGAGCGGACCTTAAGACTATGCTGACAGAGCAGACGGGCGGCAACTTCATCAGCGTACCTATGACGGGACGTATCGGCGGCGATGCGCAGAATTACGATGGCAACACCGATATTACTGGCGGCACCCTCGACACATTCCTGCAGTCCATGATAGTAGTTGGTCGTGCTAAGGCGTGGGAGGAAAAGGACTTCTCCAAGGACATTATTGGGCATGATTTCATGGAGGATATCGCTCAGCAGGTAGCGGACTACTGGGACGATGTAGACCAGGTTACTATCCTGTCCACCCTCAAGGGCATCTTCGGCGTAACCGCAAACAGCTTTAACACCAAGCACACGCTGGACATCACTGGCAACACTGACGATGCTGCAATGGTTGGCGCAACTACGCTGAACACCGCAATCCAGCAGGCAGTCGGCGATAATAAGAACCTGTTTACTATGGCAATCATGCATTCTACGGTAGCGACACATCTGGAGAACCTGCAGGTGCTTGAATATTTCAAGCAGACTGACGCTAATGGCGTCCAGAGGTCCACGGGACTGGCAACATGGAACGGTAGAACCGTTCTTATCGACGATGACGTACCCACAGAGGAAGTGCCCGAGAGTGGCGAATCCCCGAACGTTGTCCCCGCTTATACCAAATACACGACTTATATCCTCGGACAGGGCGCGTTTGACTACTGCGACTGCGGTGCAGCGGTGCCCTCCGAAACTTGGCGTGACCCCAAGTCTGCAGGTGGCAAGGAAATGTTGATTACCCGTCAGCGTAAGATATTCGCGCCTAAGGGCTTCAGCTTCGTACAGCCCACTTCGGCTATCATCTCCCCCACTAACGAGCAGCTGGAAACAGCAGCGCGTTGGACTGTGGTGAAGAACTCCGGCGGCACGGGCTTCTATGACAACAAGGCTATCCCCTTTGCGAGAATCATCAGCAAGGGCTAAATAGATAGCAGTATCGAAAGGCGGCGAGAAAATGCTCACAAAAATGTGTATGGAATGCAAAAACTGGTTTACCCCCAAGGGCGGCAAACACGGCGGAACATTTACTATCGAGAGCAAAAGCATCTCGCCGCTTGATTTTATTCTCGATGGTCAGTACTTTCGGATAGTCGGCAGCTGTTTCAACGATGGCGTATACAAAAACGAATCGTCCAGCCTCGCTGCCCTCGTTGATGAGGTATTTGACGGGCAGATATGGGCGATGAACGTTCCTCCGGCGTTTGTTGCCCTGTCTACCGAAATTGAAGAATACTGTAAGAAATACGAGAGCGAAACTTCGCCGTTTACCTCTGAATCTTTCGGGGGTTACAGCTACACCAAGGCGTTTGACGCGGGCGCACCGCTGTCATGGCAGAAGACATTCGCTAACAAGTTGAACTTGTGGAGGAAGATATAATGTCGCTGTTATCCGAAAGCATGACCAGCTGTGTTTTTCTGAACAAGAATAAAGTATCCGACGGTGAGGGTGGATACACCATTTCATGGACAGAGGGTGCACAGTTCGAAGCTGCGATAGTCTTCGATAGTTCCATGGAGGCACGTGTGGCGGAAAAGGCAGGGGTTACTTCGCTGTACACCGTTTCCGTCCCCAAGGGGTTATCTGTGGAATACCATGACGTGTTCAAGCGGCTGTCTGATGGTAAAGTCTTTCGGGCGACGTCAGATGGCGACGACAAGAAAACCCCGCAGTCAGCGTCATTCCAGATTTCTCAGTTCACAGCCGAGGAGTTTGAACCCTCTACACAGACATGAGGTGACACAATATGACTAAGGCTGCTGCGTTGCACAAATTTTTCAGTGGGTTTGGACTTACGGCATACCAAGAGTATTCCGTCCCCGAAGATGCCACGTTCCCGTATCTAACATACTCGGTAACGACTAACAGTTTTGGCGGTGGCGATACAGCGTTGACGGCGTCGCTGTGGTACCGCGCGTCTTCGTGGACAGCCATAAATGCGAAGACCGAGGAAATTTCCGCTGCCATTGGATATGGTGGTGTGGTTATAGACTGTAGCGGTGGTAAAATATGGATAAAACGTGGTCAGCCGTTCGCCACGTCCATGCGAGATGAAACAGATGAAACAGATGATTTAATTCGACGTAAGTTGATAAATATTACTGCTGAATATTTGACTAAAAACTAAGAAAGGATTGGTTATAATGGGTAAATTTACGGTCATTCCCAAAGACACATTTGACGGTTTACAGCTTGATGCGGGTGTGCTTCTGAAAACATTTGACCCCGCTACAGCGACTGCGCCCAAGGACGAGGATATCATCTGCCCCACTACTGGCGGTATAAACGCATCGTGCGTACCGACTTATAGCGACCTGGGTGAGGACGTGGATAACTGCCCCAATAACATGAAGGAACTGAAACACCTTGATGGATGGGACTGTAAGATGTCGTTCACGTCGCTCGGAATGACCCCCGAAGCGATTAAGCTGGCGCTGGGTGCGGCAGACATAGATAGTACGGACGCTACAAAGGTGACCCCCCGTAAGGACCTCGCACAGAGCGACTTCAGCGATATTTGGTGGGTAGGCGACACAGCGAGTGGCGGTATGGTTGCCGTTCAGCTGAAAAATGCACTTTCTACTGGTGGTTTCTCGCTCAAGACCACTAAGAATGGCAAGGGCCAGTTATCCGTCGAGCTGACGGGTCACGTTTCCATCAGTGCACAGAGTGTGATGCCTATGACGTTTTATTCCGCCGCAGGTACATCAGCAGCTACGTATACTGTGACGTACAATGAAAACGGTGGTACTGGTACAATGACTGACAGTAATTCACCTTATGCAGACGGTGCAGTTGTTACTACGCTGTCCAATGCTTTTACTCCTCCCGATACAAAGTCGTTCTCAAAGTGGAACACGCAGGCAAATGGTAGTGGTACCGATTACAACGCGGGCGCAACGTTTAAGATTACTGAGGACACCACACTTTATGCAATCTGGGAATAAACATTTAGGGGGTATGCGGCAGTGGAAAAGTTTGAAGTTCGTAAGATTTCAGAACTGACAGCGAATGAGGCAATTGACGTACTATGTGAAGTGAGTGTATACCTTGCCAACATTGTGACTGATGAGCAGCTCACATCTGAACTGAAAACAAAGTTAAATGACGGTGAAACGAAGACCAAAGCACAGCAGTTTGTTTTTGGCATGGAGAAACTCACAAATCTTGTGCCGATAATTCTTAAAAAGCACAAGGTTGACGTTTTCGGCGTTCTTGTAGCACTCAGCACCAGACCTGTTACAACCGACGAAGTTGCTCACGTCAATGTTATGGTCGTGATGCAGAATATCCGCAAGATAGTGCAGGACAAGGATTTTGTGGATTTTTTCAAATCGTGCGTATCGGAGGAAGTGAAGTAACCTCCGTTTTGCTGGGTATGCCGAGAAGAATGAGTGCAAGGGGGCTGATTGCCGCAATACCGACGATTTTAAAGCGGCAAAGTGAGCAATCGGTCCTCAATCTGTACTTGGCTGAATGCTTGCGGGTGTTGACCGAAAACACAGCAAAAATCGGTGGTGGCGGGTATATTTCAGTGCGCTATTGCGACTTAATAAATTCAAAGCCCGAGGAAAAACGCACACCAGAAGAAATTGTGAGCGATTTTAAAACGAACTTGGCAAGAATAAGAGGTGATACCGTTTGAACCTGCTTGATCTGTTTGTACGCATAGGTGCGGATACATCTGAAGCCGAAAGCGGCATAAGCGGCTTGTCTGGAAAGCTGAAGACAGGTCTTGCGACCGCCGCAAAGGTTGGCGGGGCGGCTGTAACTGCTGCTGCTGCGGGGGTTACAGCACTAACTAAGAGTGCTATTGACGAGTACGCAGAGTATGAGCAGCTTGTGGGTGGCGTGGAAACCCTGTTTAAGAACTCTGCCGGTGTTGTGCAGGGTTATGCTGATGCTGCGTATAAATCGGCGGGCATGTCTGCAAACGCCTACATGGAAACAGTGACCAGCTTCTCAGCGTCATTGCTTCAGAGCCTTGACGGTGATACAGCTGCTGCTGCTGAAGCGGCGAACCAAGCCGTAATCGACATGGCGGACAACGCCAATAAAATGGGTTCAAGCATAGAGTCCATACAGAATGCCTATCAGGGTTTCGCCAAGCAGAACTACACCATGCTCGACAACCTGAAGCTCGGCTACGGCGGTACTGCTTCGGAAATGGCTAGACTCGTCAACGACTCTGGTGTACTCGGTGATGCTATGCTTGACCTGAGCGATACGCAGACTATTGGCGCACAGTTGGCAGAAGTTGGTTATGCGAAAATAGTCGAAGCTATCCATGCAGTACAGACAGAAATGGGCATAACTGGAACAACCGCTAAAGAAGCAAGCACCACCATTCAGGGCAGCATTTCCTCCATGCAATCGGCATGGGGTAATTTAATGACGGGTCTGGCAGACCCATCACAAGACCTCGGTGTGCTGATTGATAACTTGGTCGAGAGTGTCGTAACTGTGGGCGAGAACATTATTCCCCGAATCGGTGAAACTATCCCGCGAATACTCGATGGAATAACCAGTTTAGCGAGTGTTATCCCGCCACACTTGGAGCAGCTACTTAGTGACGTTTTCCCGATTTTGGTTAACAGTGTTACTACGCTAACGACGGATTTAGTGAAAGTAATACCTAGTGTGCTAAACACCGCAATGAAGCAGTTACCCGATTTGGCGAAGTCAGCCGCGACAATAATTATCCAGTTAACACGGGGTATTTCCGACAATTCTGGGGAACTTATGAACACATTAGCCGAGGTTGTTACTGGTATTATCGAAGTTCTGACTGGCCCCGATGTTTTGTCAAACCTGCTCACTGCAGTTTTGGACTTGGTAACCAATCTGGCAGTAGGCATAATTGAAATGATTCCGACACTGATTTCAGTTGTTCCAATAATAATCACGAACGTCATAACGGCAGTGGTTGAAAACATTCCTGTTATAGTGGCGATGATACCGACCATCATAAACGCAGTCATAGACGCTGTAGTTACAAGCATTCCGCTGATTGTTAACGCGGGAATTACATTGCTCACATCGCTAGTTGGTGCTTTGCCTGACATAATTAGTGGTATAGTGGCGGTAATTCCTGAGCTGATTTCCGCTATAGTAAATGCTATACTTGGACTGACATCTGAGCTAATTCAGGCGGGCATTGACTTATTCACGGCGATTATTGAAGACCTGCCTGCGATAATCACAAATCTCGTGTCGGCAATCCCCGAGATAATAGCCTCGATTACGGGAGCGTTGGCGGAGTCTTTTCCTGAATTGATGCAGATGGGCGTTGAACTGTTCTCGTCACTTATCGCTGACCTGCCCACAATAATTATGAACGTTGTCGAAGCCCTGCCCGAAATTATAACCGCGAGTATTGAAACGTTCATGAACAACATTTCGCTCATGATAGACATAGGCGTTAACCTGTTCACGGCAATTATTGAGGGCATCCCCAAGGCAATCGTCATGATAGTGGGTGCAATCCCCGAAATCATCTCAGCAATCAAGGATGCATTTTTATCCGTCGATTGGGGTGACATAGGCAAGCAGTTGATGAACGGCATTGGCGAGGGCTTCAAAAACGGAGTCGAAAGCGTTAAGGAGAAGTTCAAGGAGGGCGGCGAGAAGCTGAGGGAAACACTGAGGGACTTCTTCGGTATCCACAGCCCCTCAAGGATGTTTGCCGAAATGGGCGAGTTTCTGGCTCTCGGTCTTGGCGAGGGTTGGGATGATACGATTCCGGGGGTTGCCAAGAGCATCAACGAGGGTCTGGACTTCTCCACTTCTGAAGTTAAGCCCGCCAAGTCGGGCGGCCTTGGTGGGTCAGGTTTCGGCGGCATCGTTATCAACATCAATGGGGTTCAATATCAGGACTTCAACGAACTCGCGGCGGCAATTTCCGAACGAATACAGTTTATAACCGATAGGGAGGTGGCGGGCTATGGAGCTTGATTTCACACTTGACGGGGTTTCGGCAAAGTCAAAGGGTGTCATTTTGCAGAAGCCTATAGAACTCTCCCCACTCGTGCCGTCAATCACAACGGTAAAGATAGCGGGGCGAAGTGGAAATGTGCACATATTCAACGATGCCTACGATTCCCGCACAGCAACAGCGACCTGCTACTGTCTGGGAGATGACGTAACCACAGCCATGGCTAACGTTTCCGAGTTCCTGCTCGGGACATTTGGCGAACGTAAACTTGGCATTACAAGCGGATTCCACTACAAAGCAGTCATCACAAGTGCGGCAGAACTGCAGACCCGCTTGAATTTGCTAAATCCATTCACAATAGTATTCGACTGTTCTCCATTCAGATTTGCTGACACTGTACAGTCTGTACAGACCACGCAGACCACACGGCGGGCGTTACGGCAAACTTCACAGACTCCCAAGAACAGCAGCACCCTCACCAACCCTACGCCTTTCGTGGCATACCCAAGAATTTCCGTGAACATTCGTGGCGCGGGTACGCTCGTTGTGAACGGCGAAACCTTTGAGATACGAAGCCCCAAACAGCCTGTGATTGCTACTGTTGACAGTGACAGGTTGGACGTGTCGGGCGCAACTGGTGGACTTAACACCTTAGTAAATTGGACTAAGTTCCCCACGCTATCTCCTGGTGAAAACGCCATTTCTTGGTCAGGCGACATCAACGTGCTGTCCATTGAACCAAATTGGAGGTACTTGTAATGTTTCCCATATTGTACAGCAGCGATGCAACGGATTTCAGCGGTAATGGTGTCGGCATTCTGCGCGACGTCATAACGTGTAGTGTAACTGAAGAACTGAACACGTCTTTTGAGTTGGTGATGCAATACCCCGTAGTTGGAGTGCACTACTCAGACATTCATGAGGCGTGTTGGGTGAAAGCCAAGCCGAACCCTTATTGCGAAACCCCGCAGCTGTTCAGGGTCTACAAGATATCGAAGCCTATTAGCGGAGTGGTTACGATTTGGGCGGAGCATACCACTTATGCCGTTGACAGATACGTTTGCTTTCCCAACACGGACTACGAAGACACTGAGGGCAGTGTTGACACTATGATAGCACACCTCAATTCAAGCATACAGGGTAACGTTCCGGGGTTTACTTTCGTGTCAGAGCTGACCAACAACTCCGTGTATAAGTGGAGTGTGCCGACTCCCACTGCGATAAAGTCCGTCAGAAATAGAATGGCTTCCACGTGGGGTGGGGATTGGGTGTTTACGAACAACGCAATAACCCTCTTAGACCGTCGCGGCAGTGATAGGGGCGTTTCCGTCAGCTATGGCGAGAATATCCAGACTGCTACAATGGAATGGGACACGAGCGGCCAATACACATGCGTGTGTGCCTTTTGGAAAGGCGCAGACCCTAACGCAGGGGACGGTGCACAAACTATAGTTTACACCGACCCCGTGTTTAAGCCCCTGTACGCCAACACCAGTGTAAATGACCTTTATTTCAAGCCATGCATTCTGGACTGTTCCAGTAAATTCTCCGAAAAGCCTCAGCCGAGCGACTTAGACGAATGTATTCACGAGTTCGTCAGAGCCAACCTGGACATCGGAAATAGCGCCAATAGATGTAGTGTAAAGGTCGTACCGAGGGGTAGCACCGTGGAGTACGCACATTTAACCGACGTAGACCATATCGAACTTGGCGACACGATAAGCATCAACTTGGGTCATGGTGAGTCGGCAGTGACACAGCGATGCATCAAGACCGTGTTTGACGTGGCGCATGAAAGATACACGTCAATTGACCTGGGAACGAAAAAGCGATCCGTTTCTAGTGTAGCGGCCACAAGTAAGGTTGACGCGGGCATGGATATGGTGGCTACAAGTAAGGCTGATGTAGCTTCAATTACCGCCAAGAAGAACGCCGATGATGATATAGTAAACATTACTATCACCTACACGGACGACACAACGGCATCGTTCGCATGTAGTTATGATGCCGAAAAGCAGTTAACCAACTTCGGGGCAGTGCCGATTAAATACGAATAGGGGTGTGTGCGTGTATGAACGACTTTGAAACCGGTGTTTGTGTCGGGTATCTGCTGGGTCATAAAGCCGACTCGGGCGGCACAATTATCAGCAAGACTATTACCAAAAACGGCACTTATCATGCAGCCGATGATAACGCGGACGGGTTTGACCCTGTCACCGTCAATGTCAGAGGGTTATCCCAAAAGGACGCTGATGACCTTATACAATGGGTCATTGACCAAATCAAACCACAGCTGCCTGACGGCACCGAGATAACGCCGCCCACAATTGATGTGGATAGTGAGTTCAAGCCGAGCATGGATGGAGCAGACTGGCCTTATCTTACAGCCATATCTTCGGACGGTGAAATAACACAGGTGATGTATGGCGTGTTTAGCCCTCCTGGTGCGCCGTATAAGGACAACATGGTGTACTATGTGGACACGTACCGCGACGGACAACTTGTGTTGCATAAGATAGCACTGCGTGTGCCTGACTATGGCAAGACGCCTGGCAATATGTCGTCGATACAGTCGGATGGCTACATTAAAGTCGTGAGTACCAGCAGTAACGGTACGGTAACAGAAAATCTATGGGGACCAAACATCAACGCCGGATACACGACTGTATGGACAATTTAAGGGGGTTTGAAATGATGACACCAACAGACCCGCCAGTTATGGCGGACATGACCGAGAAATTGCAATTGCGCCAGACATGGCGCAGGCATGGGGACGGAGGTTATTAAATGAGAGGAATAGATGTTTCTCAGCATAATGGAAACATTGACTGGGATAAGGTCAAAGCAAGCGGCAAGGTCGATTTCGCAATCCTTAGATGTGGTTTCGGCAGGGAGCATGCAAGTCAGGTAGATGAGCAGTTCGAGCGCAATTACAGCGAGTGTAAGCGTGTGGGGCTGCCTGTCGGAGCATATCATTATAGCTATGCGGATTCCGCAGCGGATGCCGAAAAAGAAGCGGAATTTTGTCTGAAGCTCATTAAAGATAAACAGCTGGAGTTCCCCGTCTGGTTCGATATCGAGGAGCGTTCGCACGTCCTTAGAGGTAATTGCGATGACCTCGTTAAGGCTTTTTGCGGACGCTTGGAAGCCGCAGGATATTATGCAGGCGTGTACAGTTTCGACAGCTTTTTTGCGTCAAACTTATCGCCCGAAATAACCAAACGCTATGCGGCATGGTCGGCAAGGGTCGAAAATATCAAGCCTACTGCCTGCCGAAATGTGGGTATGTGGCAAAATTCGTGGAAAGGTTCTGTTCCGGGAATTTCGGGAGATGTTGATACAAATATCTCCTATTATGATTATCCGACTACAATTAAAAAACGCTGTTTAAACGGCTTTTCCGGGGTTGATAAACAGCGTTTCTCAGTGTCGGCAGTGGCGGACGATTTAACCGCCGAACAGGCAGCGGGGATTATGAAAAAATGCTCGGAAATGGGTATGACGGCTGTTCGGCGGAGCAAGGAGGTGTAACATATGGACTGGAAACGCAAGCTTTCGAGCCGCAAGTTTTGGGCGGCAGTTTCGGGCGTTGTTATTGCCGTAATGATGGCGTTTGGGCAGAATGCGGAGAGTCAGGAACGTGTGGCGGGGGTCATTTCCTCGGTGGGCGTTCTGGCGGTATACATACTGTCCGAGGGTGCTGTTGACAAGGCAGCAACCAAAGAAAACGAAAAATCGGAGGAATAAAGGTAATGTCAGAAGCTATCATACTCGCATTAATCGCTTTGATTGGCTCTCTTGGCGGCTCTTTTTTCGGGGCACTCACCGGCCACAACAAAACGCTGTACCGCATTGAACAGCTCGAGAAAAAAGTTGATAAACATAACGGCGTTGTTGAGCGAGTTTATAAGCTCGAACAGCATGAAGCTGTCCTTGACGAAAAAATCGCCGTTGCCAATCACAGGATTGATGATTTGGAAAAGACATGACACTAGAAAGGAAGTCAAATAATATGGATAACGTCCCATATGTTGTGTTTGAAAGTACAATTGCTCGCTCGGAACGAACGATGAAAAGGCTCATCATCGCTCTTATCATTTCGGTTGCGTTAGTGTTCGCCAGTAACGCCCTGTGGCTGTGGGCTTGGTGTCAGTACGATTACTCGTCCAGTGAAACATCCACTGTGGAAATACAGGCAGACGGAAACAGTAATGCGAACTTCGTCGGGAATGATGGTGACATAACTAATGGCGGCACGGATTAAAGTAACAAAAACCAACACACGAACTCGAACCAAGAAAAACGGGAAATCTAAGGGAACGAGGCGAAGAAAATCACCATGATTGACTTACCGAACTCTGAGTTGTCTACGCTAGTTGACGAGTGGATTAAAAGTGAACGTGACCGCAAGATACTCAAACGTAGGCTAATTGACGGTATCTGTTACGAGCCACTTGCGGAAGAGTTTGGGCTTTCCGTTCGCCAAACTAAAAATGTCGTCTATAAGTCGGAGGAACGACTGTTTAAACATCTCAAATAAATACGCACGAAAGTTGCCCCTTGGCTTCATTGCCAAGGGGTATTTCTGTATGTTATAATAAAAATAGAAAGAGAGGGGGATTAGCATGTACGGAACAAACACGTATGGGTACTCGGGTTATGGTGGGTACAACGCATACAACAACCCAATGGGAATGAATCAGCCTCCCATGCGAAGTGAGATAACCAAAGTAAACGGTGAAAATGGGGCACGTGCTTATCAGCTAGCACCCAATAGTTCGGCACTGCTGCTTGACGAATCTGCACCAATAGTGTGGCTGGTGCAGTCTGATGGCGCAGGCTATAAGACTGTTGCACCTTATAGCATAACACCATATCAGCCCGCACCCGCTGTTGATGTAGGCAATCTTGAGAATCGTGTGAAAAGATTGGAGGATATGTTAAATGATAAATCCGATACTACAGGCAATGCAAGCAAACACTCCGGCGATTCCGAATAGTAACCCCATTCAGATGCTAAGGCAGTTTGCCGAGTTTAAGAAGCAACTGCAGGGCAAGGACCCGCAGGCTATCGTACAGGAACTTTTGAAGAGCGGCAAAATGTCGCAGGCTCAGTTTGAGCAGCTTAAACAGCAAGCGCAGAGCCTGCAGGGAATACTGAAATAAAGCGGTGCGCAACGCTTTATAATACATTAACGAAAGGAAAATAGCAATGGACAATTATTCACTTTCTGACCTCGCCGCTGTTACAAAGGACACTGACGGTGCCTTTGGTGGCAATGCGTGGTGGGTTATTCTCCTGTTCCTCTTCTGGGGCTTTAACGGCAACAATTGGGGTAACAGACAGGGCGAATACGGTCAGTATGCCACTGCCGCTTCACAGCAGGAAATCCTGTTCGGTCAGCAGTTCGGTCAGCTCAACGACCGTCTGACGAACATCGGGAACGGTATCTGCAGCCTCGGCTACGACATACAGGGCGGCATCGGCCAGCTTGGTAAGGAAGTAGCGCTCGCTCAGGCGGGTACTAACACTACCATTATGCAGACCGGCAACAACATTCAGGCTCAGCTTGCACAGTGCTGCTGCGATAACCGTCTTGCGACTGCTAATCTTGCAGCACAGATGGACAGACAGACCTGCGACATCACTACCGCAATTCACGCGGAGGGCGAAGCTACACGCGCACTCATTCAGACCAACGAAATTCAGGCTCTCCGCGACAAGGTTTCCAGCCTTGAGATGGATAGCCGCTTCTGTGGTGTCGTAAGATACCCCATGGGTTACACCTACAACGCAGGAGCTTCCCCTTTCTGCGGCTGTAATTCGTGCGGCTGCAACAATATCTAATTGATGCATGACACACGCCCTATTTGGCGAGGCTTACAATGGGGCGGCAATAGTCGCCCCATTAATTTATATTGAAAGGAATACTATCATGAGTAAAAGTGCAATCTACACTACTAACACAGCCAGCCCCACTGTTGCAGTGGGAAGCATCGTACCCGTTGGTGTTACTACCCGTAGATACGGTCCGAATATCAGACAGGATGGCAATACAATCACACTCTGCGGTCAGGGATATTACCTCGTTAACGTCTCAGCGACTGTAGCTCCCACCGCTGCAGGTACAGTTTCTATTACGGCGCAGAAAGATGGTGTCGCTATCGTCGGTGCTACAGGTTCTCAGACAGCGGCAGTGGGCGACACTGTTAACATTGGCGTAACCGCCATAGTTCGCAATGCCTGTGGCTGCGACAGTTCTATGCTGTCTATACTGCTGGGCGGCGTCGCGTCGGTAATCAGTAACCTTGCCGTTACGGTTGAAAAGCTGTAACGAGTCAACTTACAAAGATACTGGAGGAACTTAGAAATGACCGTAGCCGAGATATTTGCGGAGATAAACGCACACATGATTGAGGGCATAATGCTTCATGACCAGTTCGCGGAGTATTATGACTTTCTCAATCTGCACGGCTTCAAGCGCTGTCACGAGTATCACGCCATGTGCGAGTTCAGCGAGCGCAGAGGGCTTATCAGGTACTATGTAAACCACTACAACAAATTGCTGTCCGAAGACGCAACAAAGAATCCTGAGGTAATACCTACATCATGGCGTGGGTACACAAGGCAGGAAGTAGACGCCAACACTAAGAAGAGAGCTATCCGTGATGGCTTTAACCGTTGGTGCGAGTGGGAGTCCGAAACCAAGAAACTCTATGAGAAAGCGTACACAAATCTAATGGAACTTGGCGAGGTTGCAGCAGCTTGCAAGGTTGGTGAGCTTGTAAAGGACGTAGACCAGGAGTTAAAAAAGGCAAGCCGCAAACAGGCTGAACTTGCTTCCACAGACTATGACTTAGCGGCTATTTACTTATGCCAGCCTGACATGCACGAAAAGTACAAGAAGAAGTCCAAGCACATTGGGGTTAAGATGTGCTGAGCACACTGGAGGGGTGACTATGCTAAACCTTGACGTCATTAATGACGAAATTTTGATGCTGGAATCGAAGCGCGATACCACATATGCCGTCGTGGAGAAACTCGCACCACTCTACATTGTTCGTGACCATCTTGCGGGCGCGGCTCCCACCGAGCAGCCTACACCGCTTGATGTGAACGGAGAAACGGACTTCTTACGGGCGGTATCAGGTAAAGACAGCGTACAGGTGTTCGCCATAGTTGACGAACTTATGACTACACTACAAGCTACAAATCCACGATTGTACAACGCGGTCATGCGGAAAGTCAACGCTGTGGAATAAGACAGGAGCGGGGATTTCTCCCCGCTCTTATTTGTCTTTTAGTAGTTCCTTGACTTGGTCGACACTATCAACCCGTGCCGCAATGGCTCCCGCGCTGCGCCATTCCGCCATACGCCATTCCTGTATTTTTTCTGCGGCTTCCATGGGGCTTCTCTTGCACTCTAACAGTATAGCACGTCCATCAATACACCCTATGATGTCAGGCGTTCCCCGCTCACAGAAGACGCTTCCGTGAACGTTGATTGCCTTGGTGTTCGGTAACGAATTGAGGTAGCGCAGTATTGGCTGCACCACCCCATCATATTCGAGCTTTTTATTGCGGCTACTCATTAGCCATCTTTCTTACGTGTGCGTAGAAGTCACATTTCGATTTATCGCCGCCGCATGAACACAAATCGATTGCTTTTTTGGTGTTAAGGCAGCGGGGATTTGATTCGCCAAGCCAATACTCACATTTATCATCTTCGGGTGTTGTGT